GCAACTGGCAAAGAGCCTTCGCATAGATATCGGTTGCAGCCATGTGAATCATCTATTGTTGACTCAATGCCAGGGCGACCGAGTTAGCCTGTGTAGCGTTCTCTAAGGTGCACTCCATGACGATATTCACTTCGATGTCGGAACTATCCCAAGTGCCGGTTGAATCAGCCCCCAAGAATAACGCATCGACTCCGACCAAATAGCCGTTTGTCCAATGTTGGATGTTCATGTCTGCGGTTTCAACAGCGTTCTGCACCAGGACACCGGTTGTTGATGCCTGGGAATATACGCCGCCGGAGATGAATGATTTATCGTCGGCTCCCACTAATGCGGTTTGCCTGTTAGTGGTGACTTGCCAACGAATAGCGGCTCCTGGTATTCCACCATCGTAGTAAATCATAGCACCTGGATCGGATGCATCGAGATATTGAACCTGGATATTGTGAATTCGGAGTAATGTTGACTTACTCACCCCTAAATTCACGAATGCTCCTAAGTCGATTTCTGCATCGGTATAGGTCACTCCTGCTTGCACTGTTTGGGCTCGGATAAAGAATGAATCACTTTTCGCCATAATTTCCCAAGTGTACCCCAGGTATATCATACTCAGATTCTATAATATCCTTCGCCGCAGGCGGAAATCAGACTAATTGCTGCCCATTCCCTACCTTGGGTTGTCGCTACCCGACCGGCAATTACCTGGACAGGGGGCGGTTGGTTCTATGAAGGTCTCCCTGATTGTATCACAAAAACGAGATATAATATAATTCCAATTGGTCGCCAAGCCCGAATGGTATATCTTGGGAAGCGAGAAGTTAGGTTGAACTACAAGGAAATTGATATGTGCATAGCAGGCATTTGCGCATTCATAGAGAGCGAGGAAAGATGGATGGAACACGGTGCCAGGGAGAACATAAACGAAGCCTTAGAAGTGCTTGAATTGCTTACTTTTGTGAGGGATGTTGAAGATGATTGGGGAAAGGATGCTGATTTATCTTACATGGAAAAAAGAATTTCCAAGAGAAATGAAGGGGATGGGGTACAATGAAACAATTAATCGCTGCAACTATTTCTTCAGAAGCCGCAGAAGTTTGGAATTCCTGGCCTAAAAAATCAGCAGAATTTGATTACCCTGGGCGAAGTGCATGTTTGTCCAAACTCCTGGTTGAATCGGGTTCGATGCCAGGACATATTGAGGCTTTGAAATTGAGAGAAGGTAGCCTACTCGGTTCCCTGGCAATTACCAGGGAATCTCTGGTCACTTTTCTGCGCCTCACTCCCCCCATTGAAGCGACCAGGAGAGAAAAACTGCGCCTTCAAATCGATGATATTCAAGATAATACACATGGAACGATATATTTCAATTTTGGATTATCAGATTCTTACCTGGATAATTGCTATCCTGGTGGGAAATAACACAACATGACAGTACGTTTTAGTCAAAGTAAGCACGTTTAACAAAAAACGCAAGTCCGCAGTGCAACGAAAATCTGATCACAGTTTCTAGCTAGGAAATTCGAATTCAAAAACGCCAGAATCTGTTCGAGATTATGCATCCTGAGCCTTGTTTCTCGTCATAGATAGAGCCCCAAACCAATCAGAAGATTCTAATTTTTCCATAATAATCATGTAATTTACAAACGAATTGTCGCCACTGGTTCCGTACACATACAAATCCTCAACAATAAAATTGTCCGGGTCAACAAGACCGTTCTGAACTGTCGATGCGAGAGGGTCAACTTTGTTTCCCGACCAGCCTATTTGCCGTTGGTCGCCTAAGTCCCAATTCCTGGTGGCAGAAGCACTCTCGGTAGCCAGGCATCCCACGACATCGGCGTTAGTGTCGATAGTGTCTGAAGGTAATACAACAAAACTGATGACTCGATATCCTGTATTGAATTTACCATCCCATAATGGAATGCGTTTTACTGTATTATTATCCAGGGTTCCTCTCGCGGTGTACAATCTCGTTCTTTTCATTTCTTTTTCCCCTTCTTTCCTGCTGGAGTTTTCTTGAATGCCGCCGACATTTTCTTGAAATTAACCTGGCCTTTTCTTGTACCTGTTTTGTATTTGTATTTGTTCTTGTTTGCCTTCACAAATTTCTGCCAGGAGTTCAAAGCTCTTTTGATTTTTTTAACCTGGCCTTTCCTGGCGGTCTTTCCAATTGAATAAGAACCCTTGATTGTTGTTTCACAAGCCTTTCCTGCCAGGACTTTGGCTACTCCTGGTTCCATTCCCTTTGCTATTAGGTCAAACTCCAGCAACTGGCAAAGAGCCTTCGCATAGATATCGGTTGCAGCCATGTGAATCATCTATTGTTGACTCAATGCCAGGGCGACCGAGTTAGCCTGTGTAGCGTTCTCTAAGGTGCACTCCATGACGA